GGCACCCATGATGTATAGGTCAGTGCCCGCAGGAAGAGATCCCGAAGAAGGGACCGCCGTTGTCTGCGTGTTCGACACAATCGTCATATTGGCGTTAGGAACCGCCGTGTTGATGCCAAGGCGATTGTTGGTGTCGTCCCAGAAAAACTTGGCGTTGTCCTGCGTATAGGTGCCAGAAGCCCCTGCGAAGACCACAGAGCCGGTCGTGAAGGCGGTGGCGGTGCCGGTTCCACCATTGGCGACAGGCAGCGTCCCGGTCACGCCAGCGGTCAGGGAGAGTTGCCCGAAGGATGGGTTCGACGACGCCCCGGTCGAGAGCAGGGCGTAGCCGGTCGTGCTGGGCGTGGCAAAGGCGACGTTGCCCGTGCCATTGCCGATCATGATACTGTAGGCAGTGAGCGTCGTCAGCCCCGTGCCGCCGAAGGGCACAGTGACGGTGCCGAGGGAGATGACCGAGCCGACCTTCGTCAGGGGCGCGGTGACGGTGACGCTCGACGAAGACGAGGTCTGCGCCCAAGTCAGGGCTGTAGTGCCGACCGTGATGGTGCCGGAGGTGTTCATTACCCAGCCGGTCGAGGCGTTCACCGAGCCGTTGGTGACGAAGGTGGCCGCACCCGTCTCGATGTAGCTGGGGCCGGTTCCGACAGTGTTGAAGTCGCTTGCGCGAGTCAGCACCCAAGCGACCAGAGCGGAACCTTGGTTCGTGACGGTGTAGATGCCGTTTTGAAGACCGGAGGCCTGATCCTTGATGAGGACGCGCGTGGAGTTGGTGACATCCGTTGCGGTGAAGGTGTAGCCGTCGATGGTGAGCGCAGCCAACGCGACTGAATTGGTCAGCGTGGCTCCGACGCCGCCCGTGCCGTTGGCGTATGTGGCCGATAGGGCGGCGGTCGTCGCGTAGCTGGATGCCGTGTGAAATGTGGTGTTCGAAACGGTCAAGACTTGATTGTCCACATACTGCTTGGTCGAGGCTTGAAGGGCCGCAATGGGGTCTTGCGTCAGGGTGACGGTCGTCAGCCCGGCCAGCGTTGCGGAGGCGCCACCGAGGGCGATGGCGGTGCTGCCAATGGTGATGGAGCTATTGGTCAGTCCAGCATTTGGAATCGTCGAGACCGCAGTGAATGCGCCCGTGCCATTGCCGTAAAGGTAGCCGGTCAGCGTCGTCGCCCCCGTGCCGCCGCTCGATACGGGCAGGGTGCCAGAAACGTGTGTGGTGAGGCCAATCTTGCCCCAAGTTGGGGCTATACCCACCCCACCGGAAATCAGAGCATTGCCGGTGGCTACGTCGTTGAGCCGCGCCAGAGTGGTGGACGAGTTGGCGTAAAGAATGTCACCGGTCGTATAGCTGCTATACCCAGTGCCGCCCTGCGTCTCGGACAATGGCGTTGTGAGGCCCGTCAGGCTGGTGATGTCGCTGTTAGCACCAGATTTAGCTGCCCCAAGGTTTGTGCGGGCTGAAGCAGCATTGTCTGCGCCGGTGCCGCCGTAGGCCACTGCAACAGGGGTTCCCTGCCAAGTGCCACCGGAAATAGTGCCAAGCGTCACCGTGCCGCTGGCGGACAGATTCGTAAATGCGCCGGTCGAAGGGGTCGTCGCGCCAATTGTTGTCTGGTTGATCGTCGAGGTTGAGATTGCTACGCCACCAATCGTGCCGCCCGTGATGGCGACATTGTTAGCGTTCTGCGAAGCCATCGTGCCAAGGGTCAACGTACTCCAAGTTGGTGCAGAAGTAGTGCCTGTGGCCGTCAGAACTTGCGCATTGGTGCCGGAAGTAAGCGCCGCCCACCCGCTTGAACCGCGATAGAGGATGCTGCCAACCTGAGCGCCAAACGTATCAAGAATAGCGCTTGGGCTAACGTCAGTCGGGGTGGCGCTGCTTCCGGTAAGGTTTGCCTTGACCGTATTAGCGGCCATCGTAGCAAGATAAGCGTTGGTAATGCTCTGCGAAGGCAAGGAGATCGTGACAGCGCCGGATGCCGTACTGGCTGCAATTGGGGCATTAGCTGTAACGCTGTAAATACCAGTGCCGGGATAAGATGCTTGCGCAACATAAGCGCCAATCTGAGCAGTAGTAACCCGAACTGACGTGCCAGACTGCACAGCCTCAAGCTGCTCCGCACCATTGAGCGACGTTGCAGCAGGAAGATTTGGGATTTGAGAGACGCTCATGTAATTGGCCCTGTCTCTGGAACGGTAGTGTTATTATAAGGCAGCCCCGGATCATTGTCACCGGGAGCATTCGGATTCGTGCCGGGCCGCGTATTACGGCCACCCGGAGGCTCGCCAGTTTGTTGCGTGACACGGACCTTGTCGTCTTGCGTAATGCGTGTAGCACCGCCGGGGATAGGAATGCCGGTCTTGGCATCGGTAGTGTTCTGGCCGGATGTAACGCGAGTATTCTGCTCAGCAGTGACAAAATCCTGAACGCGAGGATTCACAATCGGTGTCGGATCAGCAGGCACAACGATAGCGCGAAGCTGTTCTTGCGGGTTATCGTAGCAAGGATTGCACACCAAAAGCTTGATGTTCTGCATCGATGCGCCGCGCCAATCATACTGCCAGCGAAGGTTCACATGATTGTAGCGGAATCCGCAGCGGTCGCAGATCGCATGCGCTTGCGGATTCCGAGAACTTGTTCTGGCTCTACCGGATTGAGAGGCGTAACCCATCGCCCCTCCTTACCGGAAATAACCGGAGATGATTGGTGAGATATATTGCTGCGCGGTCTCGACATTCTGAGATGACGCGATGGCATAGGCTTCATCAGCCATAGGCTTCAGCATCATAACCTTGTCGGGGGACCACACCATAGCAAGCCGCTGCGCAAGGCCGAACGCGAAAGCCTCCATCCAAAGATAGGGGATCTCGACTGTTTGACCATTGGTCAGGTTTGAATCCTGAATCTGCCGAACGCGATAGTATTTTAGAGAGGTGGTTGTGCCATCTGGAACAGGCCACAGCGTCACAGTCGGTGTCAGAAGCCGGTCAAACCAGAAGGTTGTGGGGAAACCTTCCTGATCCTTATTCGGATAGGACGCATACTCGGTGCGGCTAATAGGAAGGATAATTCGGTCAATTGGCTGCCCGTTTCCGTTATCCGTTTCGATGTAAGCATCCAGCATCACAACAGTGCTAGCATCAACATTGTAAGTTTTCTGGCTTGCTACAAGCGCCGTTGTAATGAGATCTACGCACCAAAGATTGACGCCTTGGTTAGCCCAACGCGACAGCATCATGTTGGCAGCCATGCGAGCGGCAGTCATATGCTCCTGAAGCACAGACGTATTTCGAATCCCGATGAGGTTGTACGCATAGAGCGTAATCTCACCCAAGCCGGGATTGTATGAATATGTGCCGCTCGTTGCCATTAAACGGGTCCAGCCTGAACGATGTTAGCCGTAACAGTGCCGCCATTTGCCGATATGTTCAAACAGATAGCACGGCAAGGGATGACGAAAGCCCCGGCGATTGCAGCAGAGCCAGAAGCGAAATTGGGGGCAATAAACCAATTGGCGGAAGCAGCCGAATAGCCAGCAGCATTGGGGTCATCAAGCGAATACTCGACCGTGAATGTTGCGGTCGAACTCAGCGTGACGGCAATGCCAATGTTGAAGGGGGCTTGGAAACTGTCAACAACGCAAATGCTGCTGCGACCTGTTCCTGTTTTGGTGATCGGTGTGTACTGCATGTTATTTTCCCTTCATGCGAGAAGCAGCGGCATTATCAACCAGATTGGGATAAGGCCTTCCAGCAGCCCTAGCCATCGCTTTGGCAGACTGTTTCTGCTTTCGGTCCAGATGCTTCTCTTTAGCATCTTTCGGCGCGTCTTTTTCCCAGAAAGGCTTGTCCATATCAACAGTCCCACTTGCGCAGCGCTTTGTTGATACGGCTATCGGGATCAGCAGCTTTTGCAGACCCGGTAAGCTTGCGCTTCATGCCGGTCATCCTAGCACAGAAGCTATCTTTCCGCGAACCGCCTTCTGGCTGTGGGCGCTTAATATCATGGCCCTGCGCTCGCAGTGAAGCGCGGCCCTTCTCATTAAGCCCGCCAGATGCGGATTTGCCTTCCTTACGAGTCCAAGCATCAGTCATGAAACCCTCCTGTAAAAACGGGGGCACGAAGCCCCCGTTAGTCTCACGCTAGATCCGGGAGGAGACCTTAGTAGTGAGAAGATTTGCTGCGGGGAGACCCCGAATTGGCAGACGACATGACCTTGCCGCCAGCCTTGCGAGGCATGCGATCCGCAGAGGCCTTAGCCTTCTTGCCGTCCATCTTGACGGTCTTGCCGCCGCGCTTAAAGCTTTCGGACTTATCCTTGGCCTCAGACGCAACTTCAGACTTGCCGCCAGCGTAGAAATCGCCGCTAAGAGACTTAGAGGACGGATTCCCAAGTTTGAACTGACCCTTACCCTTCATAGAAGCCTCCTATGGCTTAAGCGTTTTCAGCTTGGATGTAACGAACAACAATGTCACCGACGCCCGCGCCAGTATTGGCGGAGAGGACATAGATAACGATGTCATTGGCACCAGTGTTGGTCCAGAGCGCCGTGCGAGTGGCGTTGGTGCCGGGACCAGCCGAAGCCTGCCCGATAGCGGCAAGGCTGGCAGCCACAACAAGCTCAGTCGAGGTTGCGCTAGTGCCAATGCTGACAGTGGCTGCCGCGCCATCCCAAGCAGTCGTAGTCAAGAACTGGATGTTCAAGATGTGGCTGTAGGCTGGGATGCAGATGCTGGTGGCATAAGCCGTAGCTGTGCCAGCCTGCGTGATAGAAGCAGTCTGAGCCATAGCAACGAAGCCAACATTCTTAATCGTGCCAGCAGTGGTGCCGGTCGTGTTAAGAACATCGCCTGCCTTGATAGGGCCGGTAAATGTTACGATGCTCATTTGAGCCTCCTGCACAAGTCGTCGCGTAGTCTGTGCAGAGTCCGCTAGGCCGGTCTACGCGACTATGATCCTAGATGAAAGGCGGGGCTTTGAACCCCGCCTCTTAGCATTAGGTTGGGAACGAACCCCAGATCGCGCGGAAGTTGTAGTACGCGAAGCTGTAGCGCTCGTAGCCCTTAACAAGCAGATTGTCTGTGACAAAATCAACCTGCATATCGCTTTCGAACTTCACTCGCTCCATGTACGACAGACCGTCGATGTTGGTGAGGAGGAACCAAGCGCGAGACGAGGTCAAGAAGTCGTTGACCATGTAGCCTTCGGGAAGCCCGCCAGCCGTCATCATGATCGCATTGACATCATTGTCCGCAGTGCCGGGGCGCAGTTCAGTCTTCGTCAGACGGATAGCAACCGGCTCAAGCTGCGG